AGATCATGCCTAGTCTCGTGGGCTCGGAGATGTGTATAAGAGACAGATCTAAAACCATAATAATTATTCGTTTCAATTATTAAAGGTGATTGTGTTATCCAATCTGTGCTTTTTTCTAAATCAAATTCGTTATTAAAATATCTAACTGAAACACTTATGCCTTGAAATTGAATAGCAATAGTGCTTGTAAATGTAACATCCGAATAGGCTCTTGAATTTTTTTTACTTGCAATACACTCTGAATTTGGGTCAGTTGTCATAGTCCCCAAAATAAACGACACTGGAATTTTATTTGAATCAGTTATTAGATTTTGTATTTTCACTAAATCATTCTTTAACTTACTTACATCTACCTTATCGGCTTTGTTTCCGAGAAGCTCGTTCGTTTCTTCTGATGAATAGATTTCACTCGCATCGTAATAAAAATCGTCAAGATATTTAATGCTCGGATAATTAGTACTGCTGTCTGTAATGTCCGTTTTGGAGATCACTTTGTTTAAATTGTTTTCTTTGCTTTTGAGAGCATTACCGACATCTGTTGCGTTTGCCTTGCCTGTAAGAGCTTTCTCTGCCGTCTGCAAACGTGAGTTAATCGAATCAATGTCGCTTTTGTTTGCTTTCTTCGTAAGATTTGTGTCAACCGTATCAAACCTTGCTCCGAGTGAATTCTGACTGCCTCTTGCGTTCTCGACTTCCTTTGTGATTTCCACAATCGAGCTTGCGCCCGGAAAGGCTTTGCTGTCATCATTGATTACGCTTTTTCCTACACGCAAACAAACGGTTTCAGCAGTTATGATTTCGTCGTTTTCTGTAAGCACAATGTCCATTTTGCAAATTCCCGACAAAGCAAGCATTGTGTCTGTGAGCGTAACTGTGACTACATTATTTTCGGTGTCAACGACAGCGGCTACGCTGTCCGCAACGATTACATCATCAACCGTAGCATTGACTTTTGCTGACATTGTAGCGGTAAGCTTAACAGCTTCGCCGTTGACGGTGAACGCAAAATCAATAATGCGTGAGCCTTTGTCGCCCTGTCTGACTTCTAAAATTTCGTAGTTTTTACAGCTGTTAATCTCAAGTGTCATTTTGGTATGGTTAATATTCAATATTTTCGCCTCATTTAACTATATAATCTGATAACTTTGATTTTGGCGTGCCAAGTTCGAGACTGTTCCAACGTTCAAGCACAAAATCATAGTCTGTTTTAATTATTTTCGCTTGTAGACTATCGTTTTCGGTATCGACATAAACACTATCACATAAATGCAGTCCAAGCATTTCGGTGAGTGTAGGCGGATAGTCAACTTTTACATTAAGCGTAGGCGCTCCGTTTGTGTTTACGAGTTGTCCTCTTAAAACCTGTGCTTGAATATTTAGCTTTTGAATCAAGAAGTCCTTATTCTCACCTGTGTGGGCGTTGAAATCCCAGTAGCCTGTTTCGTCGCCGATGTAGACCGAACCGCCGTCCGAAACATCAACCGTTTTCACTTTAATGAGCTTAGATTTATGGGTTTTGAGTTCTTGCGGTTGAGAGCAGAGGATGACGTTCTTGTCGTTGTATTTGTCGTGGCAAGTGGCATACGCCGCAACATGAGAGCAGATATCATCTGAATTAAGCGTTTGCGTAAGACTGCTTATGTTACTGCCCCAGCGCAAATGGTAGCTTGTAACCGCCCCACGGCTTTTTAACAACGATACATTAAAGTTATTGTATTTATATTCACCGCCGAAAACATCAACGAGTGAACCGTCAGCACCGCCCATAAAATCACCAAGAGTACAGGGCGTACAGAAGCCAAGCGTCATAGATGATTTTGTGGTAATATCTGATGTAAATTTGAAATAGTGCTCCCACAAGGTTACCTGCGGGAACAGCGAATCACCCTCAAAATCACGACCTGTGCAAAGTATATCCCACCATTCCTTTGGAGTGTGCACAACATCAGTTTGGTTGGAAGTTTCAATTAAAAAGTTGTTGTACAAATTATGCTTGATGTGCTTTGCTTTAACCGTAATTGATTTTTTGTCTTTGTACTGCAAATCGTAAATCTCAAAATACTGCGGTTCATCGGTTGGGTTCGGTTTTGCCTTAATGAAATACTGCGTGTCGAGTAAATCAGCACATCTGTCCGTTGTTGATAGTTCCATTTCGAGCAAATAATCGCCGTTTCGTTCCTCGGTAACTTTACCGCTGATTATTTCTGTAAACCGTCCGAGTAGGTTAAATCTACTTGGGCCGATTGTTTTAAAATCCGATTTATACAACAAAGGGAACATTTTTTATAATCTCCTCCAGTTCGGTCTTATTGACAGTAATGCGTTTTTATATGCAGTTACAACAATTTGATTGTTTCCAACCTTTAATTTAGGAGGTATAGTATCGTCAACAAAATTAGTTGTACCGTCTGATTTGTGTGCAATATACTGCATAGTTTCGCCGTCAAGCACAGCGTAGTCATAACCGCCTGTGCACTTCAAATCAAGTGATTCACCGTTTATGTTAATTTTAGCAACTGCCGTAGTGCCACCGCTAACATTCGTGTTAGTTATGATAATAGTAGGTAAGGATTCATATTGTTCGGGATTGTGCAAGGAAACCGATTTATTAACCTCAAAATCAATAGTCCGCTGTCCAAGCTCTGAAAACCACCACGGCTTGCGGTTGAATTTGATTTTTGTTGTTAGTAATGTTGGGAGTTCACGAACAATGTCGTCAGTATTTGATATGTAAGCCTCGGTGAAATATCCGGGATTGTAAGTGTCCTTGTACTTTTGGTAGCCTCGAGTTAAAGTTAGCCATTCGATAACAGCCCTTGCAAGGTGCTTTGCTGACAGTTCGGATAAATACGGCAAAAAGGAGATTTCACGCTCAAATTCAACATTCTTCCACCGCCCGTTATCAAGCAAGACATCACCGTCTCTACACGGGATTTCAACCGTTGAAACATCTCTGACGGGGATTTCGTGCTGTGGCGCTTGTGTGATACGACCCCCGAAATATGATAGCCATTTACCCCCGAAATAAAAGTTATGCATATGCTTTCTGCCTCCTTGTGACTTCATCAGCTAACCGATTGCTCATATCTTCGACAAGGCTGTCGACATCCATGTCGTTATTAATAGCGACAGAGGGGATATTAATACTAATGTTGTTGACGATGTTAGTTGAATCATTTCCAAATACTGAGCTCCTGTCTTCACGCTTTGACTGGCGGTACTTCTCGGCTTCTTGAGCTGTGAGAACTGCTTCGCCGGCATCAAGATATGCGATAAACTTATCATGTGGAACATAATCAATACCGGCACGGAAACGAGGTAAGGTTACTTCCGGAATCGGATCTATCTCCCAGCCAATCATTGATGTTGCCCAGTTTACGCCCTCTAAGAGCTTGTTAATAATCCAAATAATGCCGTTGATTACATTCTCAACGAATGCAGGTATTAAATTAAATACATTCTTGAAAATGTTAACAACACCGTTCCACGCTTGTTCCCAGTTTCCCGAAAACACACCTTTTACGAAATCTACAATTCCATTAAAAATCCCCGAAAGCGGTTCAAGAATTTTTTTGACTCCTTTAATTGCACCGCCTAAAACCTCCGAAAAGATTTGCGCCAACCATTCAATCGCTGGAACAAGCGCAGGGATAAGTGTTTCAAGCATTTCACCGAGTAGGTCAAGAACCGGGCGAAGAGCGTCAAAAACCTGTGTTATGACAGGCGATAGCTGTTCAAAAACAGGCTGTAGAATGCCGACAATTGTATCGCACAACTCACTGATAATCGGGATAAGAGGTGTAAGCAAATCATTCAAAAATGTAGCTAAGTCCTCTATAATCGGAGTAAGTGCCGCCAACAAGCCGTTGAGCAACACCCCAGCAAGCTGAACGAACATCTCGATTACAGGCATTAAAAGTTCGACAAGTGTGCTGAATAACGGCATTATAGCCTGAATTATCTGCATGAAATACGGTAATAAGTCCTGTATAATTTGCAGTAAAGGCGGAAACAATTGTTCAACAATCTGTATGATGAGAGGGGCTAACTGCTCTATAAGCTGAGCTATAAACGGGAGCAATTCCTCAATCAAGGGCATAATCTGTTCAAGCATTGACACGATTATCGGGGCGACCTCTTCGCAGATGTTAATGAGCGCAGGCGCAAGGCTATCAGCCACACCTTCAATAATCGGTGATAACTGCTCAAGCAGCTTACCGCCTAAACCAATAAGCGAATTAAGCACGGGTTCAGCGACAGCACCGATTTGCGCCATTGTATCAGACAACTGCTGATGAGCTCTGTTAGATTTCATTACATCGCCGTTTGTTTCTTTATACTGAGCCGACGCATCAGAATATAGCGATGTGAGCGTGGATGTAATTAACTGCTGTCTTTCTTGTTCTGATGAGCATTTTGCAAGTTTTTCGTTGAACTCATCTTCTGACACGCCCATCCAGTTAAGCGCATCGGCAAGCGAACCTGTTACAGTCCCGACTTTCGCTGTTTCGTTTGCCGCCTCGGTTAAGCCTTCAATCGGTAGCGAATCGCCAAACTGGCCGTAAACTCCTGTGCAGATTTCCGTCCAAGATTGCAAGTCTTTGGTGGAATTACATAGCAAAGAAAGGTGGTTTGCGGCTTCTGTCGCTTGTCCGCTGTCGCCAACCACAGCATAGAGGTCGGAATATGTTTGCTTTGCGTCTGCCGCCGAAAATTTGTTTGTGGTGAAAGCTGTTTCAAGTTTTCCCATTTCTGTTCGGTATTCTCGGGTGCTCTCTGCGACAGAGGACAATGCTCCTACGCCTGCCGCTGCTCCACCTACCAGAGCAGCTCCCCATTTAGCGGCTGTTTTGATTCCATTACCGAGGGTTGAAGCAACGCCCTTACTTTTTTTCTCGGTCTCTGCAATGGATTTGTTTGCTTCATCGTTATTTACGAATATAGAACCGAACAATTTAAATATTTCGACGGCCATTAGCTACACCTCCTCCCATTTATAATTATCAAGATAGTTTTCAACCGTTTTTTCAATTTCCTCTGTATTGACCGTATCAACAATGTTGTCAGACCGTGTCGAGCCTGTTGCCTTGTTTACAAAATCCATGTACGACAAGCCTGTGAAATTTCCTATAACAGTCAAAATATAGGCTTTATAAAGCAATTCGTCATTACGGTCATTTATAGCGTTTTTGATAATTTCGACAGCATTGGAGAAAGACAACTCATGCAGTATGGCAGTATTACCGCAACAATACTGCATGAGCATTCCAAATGTTCTTACTTCAAGGCTGAGAGCGAGGTAAAAAAACTTTTAATATCATTCTTCCTGATGATTGCCTTTACATTGTCAAGAACCTCGGGGATACTTAATTTACTTACATCATCGGAAGTAATGTCGCCTCTGATGTCGGCAAGTAATGAATAAAATTCCTGTTCTGTTTCTTTGTTCGACAAAGAAGTCAACAGCGTAATCACAAATTCAAGACCGACCGCTTCGGTGTTGACCGTTTCATCTTTGCTGTTATTTTTAATAGCAATGCGATTTGCGAAGTCTGCAATTTCCTCTTTGATGTCTGCTTTTTTGATAATGCGAGCAAGAGTAAATGCGTCTTTAATGCTTAATTTTCTCATAATTATGCCTCCGTTGCTTCCGCTGTTTCTGTTTTTTCTGTCGGTCTGAAAATCTTAAATGGTGGTTTGATTTCGTCCTCTGAATCATAAGCCTCGGGTGAAAGGTTACCATAGAACTGAGCTTCTACCTTACCGTTGTCTTTGTCGGCAATTGCAAGTGTAAGACCGTTCTCATTGAAGCCGTTGAACACCTGAATAATACACGGCTTATCCTCCCCGAGGAGACAGCCTACCCAAGTGATATTCTTAATGTAGTCACCGTCAAGAATAACATCTCTACCTGTGATTACATCGTAGCCTACGACCTTTTCGTCTGTGCTTTTGTCGGCAATTCCAAGACCGTAAATGAAGTTCTGAGTAGTCATCTCAGCAAGTGTCGCTTTAAGGTAAACCTCCCAACCGTCAACTACCGTATCGCCTTTAGTTCGTGTTTTTACACCGTCAAATTCAAGGCGGCGGAGTATCGGCTTGGCTGAATATTCACCGCCTTTGATTGTTACGCCAAGGCATTTACCTGCCTTTTTGGCACTTGCGTATGTGTCCGTAGCAGGATCGTAATTTGCAAAAAACGCACCTGCATCAAGGAGCATATGGTCAGCCGTCTTAGCGTTATAACCGCTGTACGGTTTAATCTTTCGTGGCTTAACTGTTGCCATTTCAATCGTCCTCTCTTTCGTAAACCCTCAATTCAAGGGTTGTCATTATTCTGTTTATTGTTTTATCGGATTCAGCGACATACTGCCTGTCGCTGTTATTGTAGAATTTGTAATGCCGTTCACCTTGTGTATAGGTTGCCCTCGCAACATCCGAATAGATTTCATCCACAATATTGTCGATTTTCTCGGTGGTGAACCTATCGTACAGATTAAGCGTAACAAGATATTTCTTGTACGGCTCGTCGGTGTAAAGCTGTTTCAGTTCGTAAACAAGCCTCGGGAAGCCGTCACCAACCATAAAAAATGAGGGGACATACTGCGACAAAACCGCATTTAATAAATTTTTAATGCTATTCACCGCTGTATTCCCCCTCACTGATTTTTCGTTCTGCCTCTTCTGTGCCTACGGCACTGAGGTACTGTTGTTCAATTTTTATGATGTCCTTGATATTGCTTTCGGCAGCGTCGCTCAATGCTCCGATTTTTGGATATTTATTCGTGCCAATCTCTTGGTACAGTCCATAGAATCCGCCCGGCTTAAATCCTACCTGTAAGTCAGGAATTTTTTGCTTTGAGCGTACCCAATACTGCGTATTTTTCGCTAATCGCCCTGACCTGCGTTTTATTTTCTGCCTTGTCCGTTTACATACCAGCTTTCCAACATCGCGCAGAGCGGCTCTCTCAAGCTCTTTGAGTGTGTACTGTATGCGTTCAACATTGCTGATTATCTCAACACCGTTTTTTGTGATTTTAATTGCTTTCGGGAGTGACATTTGTTTCACCTACTACTGCCGTTAAATATAGTTCCATTCGTTCTGTATCTTTCGCCGAAAAAGTGCGGTATATTTTGTACCGCTGACCTGCAAGAATGCAGAAGTTTTCTCCGTTATACTCAAACTCGCTTATGTCAAGCACAATGTCGGGTTTAAATCCTGCCGCTGCAGCCTGAAAAAATTCTGATTGATTCACGGACTTTTTAACAGCGAAGACCTGCTTTTTTACTTCCTTGGTAATAAGTTCACCGATATAGTTCGTTCCGCACGATTTCAGTGAAACCAAGGTAACAATGCATTCACTATTCATCGTTTGCCCTCACTTTGCTATATTTCAGTCTGCCTTTGATTTTCGACAAGATGATGTTATAACTGTTTGTAAGTTTATCATCAACTGTTTTTGCGTAATTCGCCTTACAGTAAACAAGTACCGCCTCTTTTATAAGTGCGTCAGGTTTTTTGAGCCAGCTTGGATGCACTCCTATGCGTTCTAAGTCGGCTAAAACAAAGTCAATGTGCTGTCGGATGTCCTCATCGAGGGCATCCGAGCTAATTTTGCGAACTCTGAGTTTAGCCATTGTTAATAAATCGTCTGTTGATGACATTTAATCATCAGCCTTTCTTCACACGAACAAAGCCGTTGTATGATGCCGTATTACCGCCCACATACATTTCAGCCTTGTGTGCAATCTGTCCTGATTTAAATTTGTACTCAGTTGAGATTGACACATCCATGTCAGAAAAAACAGCAAGTTCATAGTTAAAGAACGGACCGTATGCCATGCAATACTCGCCCTTGGTTGTTCCGGGTGCCGAAACAGCTTTACAAGCTGAGTTGATGATGAACGGAACGCCGTCAATTGTACCGGAATTACCGTTGTTCTTAATATCGTAAACCTTCTTGCCGTCATCTGTACGGAGCTTTGCAAAAGCCTTGAGGTCGGCTTTGTTGAGAATAAGGCCGCAAAAACCTTCAACATCTTCTTCGCCACCGTATGAGTAAATGATGTCGTCAAGGGTGGTTCCTGTGATTGCGGTTACCTCCATATCCGTGGTAGGATCAATTACCTTTGTAGGTGCATTGAAAATACCGACAATTGAACCGGTTTCACCTGAGCCTACAAGAATCTGCTTTGAGAGCTTCTTTCTTACGGCTCTTGATGTGGAATTGCTGATTACGGCATCATAAGCCGCCGGGGCAAGTTTGCGTATTGCGTTAGGCTCTTCCGCATATGCAGTAATGTAGGTTTTATTGATATCAACATAATCGAACGTCGGTTCTGCTGTTGCCGCGTCTGAACCTTCTGTTGTGTAGTCGCCTTCACCATATGACTTTACAAAACCTCTCTGATAGCTTTCGCCACCATCGAGAGAAACAATCTTAACCGCATCGATAAGGCTTGAAACATCATTGAATGTATCTCTGACATCTTCCGCTGTGTGATGTGGCATAACAATTGTTGTTGTACTGATTGCCGCTTTTGGCGTTACAATCGTCTTGTTCATTCTTACTGTTTCGCCGTTTTTGAGCTTTTTGCCCCTTTTTTCTGCGAGGTTTTCAGGTGTAGATTCCTGCTGTTCACCTTCACTTTCCTCTGCCGCTGTAGCATTTTTGGTGATTTCAGCAAGCTTCTGTGCACGCTCAATTTTATCATTGATTGTGTTAGCTTCTTCAATCAATTTGTCGAGCTTTGCGTCATCACCGCTTGTTTCAGCGGCCTTTGCCTCAACAGCAATTTCTTTAAGTCTGTTTTTAAGTTCTTTGATAGTCATTACTAATCATTCTCCCTTCAAAATTCCGCTGATACACAGCGATTTTATTTTTGATGACTTTGCCGAAAGATTTTTCTCTCTTTCAGTAGTCACGACTACAAGATTTTTGGGCTGATTTTTAAATCGAGCATTCGTGCAAGCAGCAATCTGTTTTTCCGCTGCAACATCTACGCTGAAATATTCAGCCGCCTGTTCACCGGTGAGCCAAGTTTCTGCATCAACCATTTTTGCGATTGTTTCGGTGTCAACATTATCAGCAAGATGTTCTGCGTAAATATTGACAATGCTCTGCTCAATGGCATTAAGCAATTCAATTTCTTTCAACATATCGTTTGCATTACCGATAACAAAAGACCACGGTTTATGTATCATCAGAAACGCATTTTTAGGCATTACCAATTTATCACCTGCCATTGCAATAACTGATGCAATGGATGCAGCAAGACCGTCAACATAAACGGTTTTAAAGCCTGTGTGTCTTTTAATGATGTTATAGATTGCCATACCGGCAAAAACATCACCACCGCCTGAATTGATGTAGATATTCAGGTCTTTGCCTTCCTGACCTTTGAGCAACTGCTGAATGGCTTCCGGGTACTGGTCCTCATCACTCCAAGCGCTCCAACGGTCACTCACAATGTCACCGTAAAAATACAAATCCGCTGATGTTTCAGTTTCATTCCGAATGTGAAAAATTTCGTTAATGTTATTTTTAATCTGGGGCATCATTGTTCTCCTTTCCTGTCTGATATAATGACTGGTCATCAGTCTTAACATAGTTAAGGCTTACCATTCTGATATCTCCTTCTTCGCCGAGGCTCGGCATATCCATCATCTCAAGACCTTGATTGATAGTAATAAAACCACGGTCAAACAACTCTTGCATAACGGTCATCTTAGTTTGTGTAGTAGCATACTGTAATTTGTTAGCAACGAAAACAATTTTATTTCCGAACCCTCTTTCGCGCTCCGAGAATATCTTATAGGTAAATTCAAGTGACAGCTTCATCGCTATGGGTTCAATTTTCAATTCGTAAAAGTTATTCCACTCAGTTTCGGAATATTCGCCTCTAATGATTTTTTCAGATACTCCGAAATAGTCATAAATGTTAGTCTTGAAAAATGAAAGCTGTGTGGTTGGAATACTTTTTGGAGTTTGATTTAATTCCTTGAATTCAAATTCCGAGCCAAGACCTGCAATGCCACCTTCATTCTCGGCGGTCATATAAGCTTCTTTCCATTCTTTGATTTTGTTTTTCAAATCTTCTTCATCAATGAAGTTGTTGAATTTCAAGTAACCTCTGAGATGAGCGGAATTTTTCACAATGTTCTTAATGCCGTCATATGTGGTGTCGAGCATTTCCACCGATGTAGCTAAATCATCATCAGGATCACTTCCGAGGAATCGTTTTTTACCCGGACGGTCTTTCAAGTGAATAACGCAATCATAGGGAACTGTATATTCCTTGCTGTCATACGACCAGATAAACCGAAAAAATAATATACCTTCATCTTCAAAAATGCGATAATTTGTACAGATTACAGGACGAATAGCCTCGATTTCCGAGAAATCATCGTTATAGCAAATAATAGCAAAACCGTCACCACTTATAACCGATTGATAGGCTATCTTATAAAGCCAATCTGTAGTATTCAGCTCTTTACAAGGTCGGGTTGACAGCAAACGAGCAAGACTGTCATTCTTGATTACTGTTCCGCTTGCGGAATTTCTTATAACCTGCGGTTGCAGTTTCGATACTTGTGTCGCAATTCTATCTGCAATACTGTTGATAATCTCGCTACGGCTGTTATAATTATTTCCGCTTTCACTGTGGGAAAAATTCAGGAATGCTTTAGCCGAGTGTTTAAAAAGTTTTTGAAAAATCCCCAAGTTATCCCGCCTTTCTGTTTTCTAACATTTTGCCAAGTGTTTTATAATGCTTACTTCTTACCGTAAAAGCATCAAAAACACTAACAGGTCCGTCTATGTGCAATCTGCTCTCAATTTTTACCGGTTTCTTTCGTTCATCTGAATCGTTAATTTTCACAGCGACATCAAGGAACTGTTTTTTTAACAATTCATTGTCGCCAAAATGTATTTTGCCTTCTTTTAACAAGCCCTCGAATTCATCCATAATTGGTGAAAGGTTTGTACCTTGAAAGACATCATCAACCTTGAAACCTGATGCGTCCAAATCTTGAATTAAATACTGCGCCGAGTATCTATCGTAACCAATCATTAACGGCATTATTTTGTATTCTTTGCGAAGCATTACAAACCAATTAAACACATCGTGATAATCAACAAAATGCTGGCCACTAATGACAATTCTTCCTTTTGCTCTATGCACTTCATACTTTGTTTCCGGCTCATTTTCACAGGCTTTTTTGAAGCTGTCCTCGGGCATAAAGAATTGTGTAAAAATGTAGAAGTGGCCACTCTTGCAGATTACAACAGTCGCCGCTGTGAGGTCAGTTGTTCTCGACAAATCAACACCTGCGATAGCGTAGCATTTACGAAAATCTTCTAACCTAAGAGGTTCACCACCTGCAAGAGCAACATCTTCATATGCAAGCCAAGCAATAGAACTGTTTTGCAGGATGTTGCAATATTTACACATAAACTCAGCCTTTTTCGAGGTTGAATTTTTTGCCACAACAATTTCTTCAAGGTAATAACTTTCTGAAACTGATATTCCAAGATTGGGATTTGATTTTTTTAGTTCGTTGATGTCATCCCATTTTTGTATATTGTCAATCACATACAAAAATGGGAGTAATCTCATTTCACCTACTCCAAGTTTACCTTTGAGAAATCTTGTAGAGCGCTTGAACAGTTCATCGTAGATTCCGTCGTTGATGTACCCGGCTGTAGTTATTGATAAAATAAGCGGTTGTTTTCGTGAGCCGAGAGCTGATTTCATTACCTCATACTGTTTCAAACCTGCTTGTCCCGGCCAAGCGGCAAGTTCATCACAAACTGTAAGATGTGGATTGAATCCGTCAGCTTTTTTGCAGTTGAATGCGACTTTTGAAATCGTCGTGTTCATCGGAATGACATAGATATCGTTCTTTCTTTTTTTCGTCATTTCTTCTGATGATAATTCTTCATCGAGTTTAACCGATTGATAAAAAGCATTATATACAAGGTCTGCTTGCGCCAATTTTGGGGCAAGACAGTAAATTTCAGCTCCGTATTCACGGTCAGCATATGCCATATATTCAGCAATTGCCGCTGCAAATAATGTCTTACCGTTCTTGCGAGCTACTACAATCAAAGTTTCGTGGAACTGCCTGTTGTTAAGATTATCGACTATGCCAAAAAGACAACTTACAATAGCTTTCTGCCACAACTCAAGGTGCAACAAATCGTGTCGGCCTTTGCTGTGATGCACAAAATTCTCGATAAATTTTACAGCCTTATCAGCTTTTGATTCATCGTAAAACCATAAGCCTTTTTCAATGCCCTCAAGAACCATTGCGTAAACTTTTTTAATCCATTTTCCTGCTACGATTTTTCCGCTACAAATGCGATTGTAATATTCTTGAATATAATTAACTGCCAAGCATTAACGCCTCAAGTCTTGACTGCTTTCTCTCTGATTTTTCGGGGATATAGGAAATCAAAGTGTTGATTACAGAGGTGTAAGTTCGCATATAGTCAGAATAAATTGTAACGGCAGGAATTGCCTTGCGGAATTTCTGCGAGGCATTCACCGTTGTGGTTTCAAGGCCTTGTGATTTGATGAGCCTCTGGGCTTCTAAGAGTACGCAACGAATGAAAGCCGCCTCGGAAATCAGCCTTTCAATCAATTCTCCTTTGTCGCTGTTATGAGATTTTCCGTTTTCGTCAATTTCTCGATAATGCTTTTTAAAAATCTTTTTAAGTCTGTTCATTTCCTGTTTAACTGCTTTATCTGAAATTAAAAGCTCAGATGTTTTTTCATTTTCCACCAAATCAAATCACTCCTTTCACCCCCCTTCACGCACGCACACACGAGAGAGGAAAAATTAAGGCCCTCCCTTCGGTTCTCAGGGGGGTATTTTATTTTTTGAGGTGGGGGGTAGTATGTTTCCTTCGTCATCGACAGAGTAGCGAGTATTATTTATTTTATTTTTCTTTTTTTCTTTTCGATTTGACATATGTTCTTTGTTGTGGCAATCCTGACAGAGCAATTCGAGATTGTCGAAGTTCAGAGTTATCTTTGGATTGCTGATGTTGTCAGGATTGATATAGCATTTGTGGTGAACTATGTCGCCTGCATTACCACAACGCTCACACACTCCGTTTTGCTTACGGAAATAAGCATCTCTGCAAGCTCTCCAAGATTGCGATAAGTAAAAAGATTTTGCATAGTCTTTCATACTCTAAGTATAAACCCTCAACTGCTTTCTCTACTGACATCTTTGTCGGTGCCAATATTTAAGCCTCGGTAATCAGCACAGAGCAATCGTGCCTTTTTTAGCCAGCGAAACACCGTGCGTTCATCTGTATAGTTATTGACAGCAAACTTGGTCACTCTCAAATTTATTTCACCTTTGTGCAACGGTTTTGTTGGTGCAACAAAATAAACAGCGCTGACAGCTTGACGGATGTAGTCTTTGTCGCTGCTTGTTAAAGCATCAAGCGTGTCTATCACAGCAAGCAGGTCAAGTTGTAATGCTCGGTGCATTGTCTTGTCAGCTACAACCTGTGCTTTGCTTGGAAATCCAAGAGAGGCATAAAGTCTAAACTGTGCAATTGTATAATCTCTTGTCGAATCTCTCAAATCTTTGCACCTCCGATTTTCTTGTGTTTATGGCTATTGGCCAAGTAAGTAAAATGAAAAGACGCACCCGTGAAGTCATTTATCCACATTTCGTCTTTGTAAAAATAATATCCTTCGGGACAAGGCAAAGCCTCACCTCGTTCGAGTTTTCTGTATTCTCGTTTTTTTCCTTCAACAACTTTGACCTCAGGCTTATTGAGATTGCGAGATGTTTTCAAGCGCTTCTTACCATTGACATCTTTGCGTATGTATTTTGCAAGGTCAGCATAATTTCCATCTTGATAGAGCGGAGTAAAATTTATGCCGTTTTTCCATGGCCAGCATTTCGTTAATATTTCACGCACGCAATTCTCAATTACAATATGCAAATGCCAATTCTTTCCGAGCTTGCCGCATTCGCAATACCCGATGTACTTAAATTTAATTTGTTTTTTATCTGTTCTGCGTTTGATACGCTTGAAAAAATTCGACACAACCCTCTCAAATTCATCTTCGGTAAATTCACCAAACGGAGCGGAGAACCTTGCGAACCAGTCGCCCTCAGAGAAGTTGCAAAGGATAAGCCTCTGTGTGTGTTGTTCTCCTCTGATACGGTTTGCTTTGGCTTGCTTTTCGTTTGTTCGAGATTGATTGATTTGTCGAGCAAGTTTTTTCTTGTTTCGTTTGCGGATGGACTTATAATACTTGACTTCAAGCAAAGGCCCTGATTTAATTTCAGCTTTGTACGTAAACATATTAAACTTCCCATTATATATGTAAAAACTAAAACGGTCACTTAATTAATTCCTTGAGCGGGATAGTTAAAGGGTATTTCAACCCTTTTATTTGTGACTGTCTATTGTTCTATTTTCGCATTAAAAAGTCAGATGATATAAATATGCAGTAGTCCGTCTGACCACCGAACTACTGCTTTGTGCAACCTTGCCGCTGCAATTGTGTGTTTAATTTTTGGTGCATTCTTTTTTAACAGCTTAATCAAAAGCGGAAGTCGTCGCTTTGATTACTTTTTTTAATATAAGATTAACTTGATTTGAATTTCCTTTAAGATTTTGCGTGCGACAAGAATATTGCCTTACCTTAAATTCAGCATCCAGCTCTTTGAAAATTTCTGAAAATCATTTTCATTTGTCTTCTTTACAATTTTTTCTTTGGGCTCTCACACCGTAATGTTTCTTCATTGATTCCAGCTCGCCTTTTGCATTGCCGTCCTTCACCGGCAACTGCTGTCTTGCCTTCGTGGGGTAATCATCGCCTGTCAACTGCTCCCACATTTCTTTTCGGTTGTCACTAAGGCAAACATTGAGATATGACATAACAACCTGTTCAAACGGCACCTTACTGCCGAACCTGTCAATAAGCTCATCGACAATCTTATTCATATGCCGTCTTGCAAAGTCCTTTGGCTGTTTATATAACTTGACTGAGCTCCACAGCTTGATATGTACATTCTCATGTGTCAACTCATCAATTGCCTTCGCCTGCAACTCGCACAGCTTGACGAGGTCAACCTCATCTTTGCCGTATTCCTTGCAAACTTCCGAAAGCGTTACACTTGCATTTCTCACAGAGTCAATCTGCTGTTCCTGTTGGACAAGCAAAAATTCCGTCTTGAGTTTCAGTTCTCGGTACTCTTGATAGAATTTCAGTTTATATGCGCCGGTGTATTTTTTGCTGAGCAAACCAACCTTGCACATACTGTATGCGTTGGCGAGTTCCAGCACCAACAAACGGTCAAACAATTTCAATGACACAACTTCAAGATGATTAATTTTTCCGTCAATCCACCTTTTTGCCATGTCATTGAGTTCGTCAAGTGTTTTGTTATTCATCAGCTACCACCCTCATTTTGAATATGTACCCTCAGAGCAATGTGCCACAAGAGCCTGTCCTTCACGGTCAATACTTCTGATTTCTGCTTCATTGTCGATTTCATCAAAACTAACAACTACACCTTTATTTAAGGTTTCTATTTCGCCGTTATCGTAATTAACAGCAATACTTGTGATGTTACGATTATCCATTCTCTCACTCCCCTTGTCGGTTCCCCTGATTTTTTTCATTTTCTCCTTATTGCACTATGTTTATTATAGATTTTTAAATTTTCAATGATATTATTTTTTCTGAATTAGGAAAGTTGGTATTTTTTTATTCAACACTCACAAATTAAAATTTTGTGATAATTTGACTTGAACAATAAAGAGAGTACAATAGTTCTTGCCAATAATCTAAAGGAGGTGAACAAATGAACGCTAAATACAAAGCTACCGCACAGTTGTCATCAGATATTTATAATAGATTCACTCCTCAGATATTATCGGAAATTTATAATATTCTTATAAGCCTTATTCCTTTTACTTCCTACAAATGCACCTCTGTTTATTGTTCCGATAATACTACAGTTTCAGCTAATATAAAGGTTGTACCTAAAAATCTTGATGTAAAAGCATTTAATTGCTTTTCGTTAAATTTTTATCTACAAGATGATTATGTTACCGCTATATTTGCCCCTGATAAAATCTGTGTTATAGTCTCCTTATCTGATACTTATACAAGTTGTAAAGCGCTCGCCAAAAAAATTCTCAAATTCTTATGTAAACATTTCCGTAATAACTATGACACTGTATGCGATAAAGATACCGATATTAATTCCACACAAAAGCAGCATTGGTATAACAATATTATTTTTTGGACGGCATTTGCGGCTGTCTCTGCTGCTGTAATCGGAATTACTGAAATTATTGTCAATATTTTTAATGCCTAGTATTATGCTTATTGTTATACCAACTATGACAAATGCTATAAATAGCAATTTGATAATTTCGCCCATTCTTATCACCTTAAATTTTAATAAATTCTCTTAAAGCTCTTACGACCTCGGGCAGAACTTCCACTTCTGCCTTTGAAGGTCGTTCTTTTTTTGTAACTCTTTCAATAAAATTCACAAGGCTTTTTACAACCTTAATTCTGTCAGCATTTTCTAACATTCTTCTCACCCCCCTACCTTTATTTCCCTGTAATGTGGTCGGTTCTTATAGGGTTTCGCCGTCGGTAAGTAGCACGGCGAATTTATCATTTTTACGCCGTCCTTTCGTCTATGATTGCGTTGCCGCTGCCGAGTAATTTGTTGAGCAGGGCGGTAAGCAATGATATATCTGCACCGCTTGCATAGGCCTTTAGCCGGTCAATCGGTATGTTGTAGCTCCAGCGCCCTGAATCGCTTTGCACTGCCGAGCCTATCGGCAAAGTCTGCTTTTTAAGTCCTTCGTAAATAAAATTAAGAGCCACACCAAGATATTTCGCCGCCACGGTCGGCGGTACATCTCTGTACTCCTGATTTGTTTTAGGGTTGATAAGGATTTTGTCGTTCATTTAATCACCTCAAATCTATATTGATCGTACAAGTACCGATTTTTGTATTTGTAGTGTACTTTGTAGCACGCTTGTTCCAATTTTGGATTGCTGTTGCTCTGTCAGTGCTATAATCACCAAAGCAGGTAGACGCGGCACAATTAGCGTTAGTGCACTCAAACATATACGCCTCCTCATCAGCGCCTATATTCTCAACTGTTACCTCGCTTCCGCAAAACGGACAAGGCTTAATTTTCAGTTCAGGCATTTTCTTCACCGTCCTCAATAGAAGGTTTAAGTTCTAATTCAGACATTTTCTTCATCTCCTAAAAGTTCAGGATTATCGTAGATATTGCCGATTACTTCAATTTGTTTCAAATCTTGATAATATCCAAACGATAAGGTTTCAAGTGTTGAATACACAAGACCAAAATACGCTGTTCCGTTTCTTTGTTCAAACACTACATTATGAACAGTATCACCATATTTTACAATATCCCCCTCAAAAATCTTCGTGCCGTTCTTGTCGGTCAAGCCTGTGTACTGACCGACTGTTTCGGGATCTACTGCACCATAGCTGCCTAAAACGGTTGCATCGGGTGTTATACAGCAACCTTGTTTAGTCACAAGCAAATTGCCCTCTGACCACTTACCGTTAGCTATCATCTTGCCTCTGAATAAATATTCTCTCATGACTATTCTCCTCGTTTAAATATTAAAATCATCTCAGACATCTGCACCTGTCTGAGATATTAAACGGTAATATTCAGAAAAGTAGGTATAAAATGAGATATATATAATCTCGCTGTGCAGAGCGTGATTAACTTATTTAGTTTATTTTACTTCACCGGAGGTAAAAATCGGATGTGTGCCGTCACGGAGCTGTATTTCCTCATCGCTCATCACATAGCCGAGTTTGCAAAGCAGAACGTAAAATCGGTTAAGATCTAGGTTGTTTTTTCGGCTGAATGTCTTGTCCGAATAATTTACGCTGATATAACTTAACGAACTGTAATTCGTCTGACACAAAGCGTATGCCGCCGCCATTAACATTCTGCCGCTGTTATCGCTCCAATGTTCGCTGATGTAGCTGTCTATGCTTTCATCATCTTCAAAATTGTGTCCGATGATTTCTTCAAGATGATAATCTTTGATACGGGCGCCTGCCGCCACTTGAGCGGTTATGTACTTTATAAGCTCCTGCTTTTTGTTGCTGTCATTGAAATTCGTATCAAGCATAAAGCCTCTTCTGAGAGCCTCACAGCGTTCATCTATTTCTTCCGCCTGCTCAACAAGTTCGTCCCACCTCTGCTCTTCAAGCTTTCGCTTTTCTTCTTCGGGATCATTTTTTTCCTGTTTTTTCAATGCTTCTGCGTAAATGTAGATGTTTGAGCTGTACGCAAAATAAAAATATCTTTTTCTGCCGTCCGCAAAGTCTTTACCAATTAAATCTTTGAGTTCAAATGCTCCGGTATATTCGTAGTTGCTTGGAATTTCATTGTATTTCTGTACTTTAGTCATTCCTTGTTCAAGGCAGAACTTTTCAATTTTTTCTTTTTCTTCATCGGTTTCCTGCTTCTTAACAGCCGAATACAACAGATTGTCAAAATTGTTTGTACCGATCGATTCAAGCAGTTTGTTTCTCGTTTCAATGTCCTTAATTTGATTCAATCGGTCATAGTCTGCAAGGGTAGGCTGTCGGATCTGACTTTCCTTGAATGCCTCTTCGTCAAGCTCACAGAGTTTTACTCTCCGTCTGATTTTGCTTTCTGAAAAGCCTGTCTTTTTGGCAACCTCTGCGACCGTATCACCGAGGTCAAGCAATAGCTGACAGCCCTTTGCTTCTTCATATACGGTTAAGTCGGACCTCTGCATATTCTCGGTGAGCATCGTTGACAGCTGTTCTTTCTCTGTCATCTCAACGACCGCGCACGGCAGTTCAGTCAATCCTGCCTGCTTTGCCGCTGCTAATCTTCTGTGTCCGATGATAACAGTAAACTCCGTCCAATCGTCATTCATCGGCACAACCGTGAGGTTTTGGAGAATGCCGTTTGCCTTAATGCTGTCAGCAAGCTCATCAATGTCCCCGATAACCTTACGAGGGTTGTCAGGATGTGGATGCAGTTTTTCGATTGCAATCGTAGTCAATGTCGGTTTTCTTTCCATTACTTTTCACGCTCCTTACCTGTTTTATTTTGCTTTTCAAAGTAAAATTCAATTGGATTGTCCGTCTTTTGAATCAATCCGTACTTTACAGCTAATCGAAAAATAAAGACTTTTTCGAGCCTCGAAAGCAACTTACCCAATTCTTTTTTTAAATCTTCGACTGTCCTTGTTGATTTATAAAAATTGCACATTCTGCAAGCAGGATTATAATTTTCGATGTCATTCGCACCATTGTACCAGTACACGCTCTGTATATGGTCAACCTGCATGTCCTTTAATTCGAGTGTACAACCGCAGTACGCACAGCGGCCGCCGTACTTCTCGTAAACTTTAAGCCTTGTTGCTTTTGATATCGATTTTCTCTGACTCAACCAAATCACTCTCCTCGATCGGCTGATTCCAACACTCAACGCAGTTATGGTCTTTTCTGCAAGCATCTCTGCTCATCAGCCCTAAATGATATGGACATATACATTTAGGTATTTCGGGTGATATTATCCCTGCTTCCACTGCATCCAATTGAGAGTACAACAATACTGTTCTAAGCTGAGCGTTCGGATAATTTTTCAAGAACTCACTCAAATAAGTCCTCTGTGGGTGTTCGTCCGACCACCTCTGAACGATTTCGATTGCCTTTTCGGGATAGAGTGCTTCAAAGTCTGAACAAGATGTCATGTCGTTTGTACCATTATTCAAACTGTTCAGTGGACAGTTGGCACAATCAATTTTACACATATATGCATTACCGTATATTTTGCGTCTTTTCGTCATTCTTCGTTTTTCAGCGAAATAATTCTCTGTTTTTGAGCAATCAATCATTTTTACCATTCCTTTCGTTAAGCTGTTTTTGTATGTTCAGAAAAATCAAAAAGCCAAGCAAGATCATATCTTTTAAAAAATATGTTTTTAATCATTACCGCCTCAATCAAAGTAAAGCCAACCTGATAAACAGCTTTACTTGAAGATGTTTCTCCCTCAAGTTTTGCAGTTACGGTGTTGAAATGTAATCCAAGCAGATTTGCAATATCTGTTTTAGTTACACCTTCATCTTTCATTGCTTTCACCAAATTAGGATATAACATAGTTTTTCACCTCCAATCTACCTTATTTAGTAGATTACAGCATTATAACTGTCTCTTATACACATCTCCGAGCCCACGAGACTAG